CGGGTTTTAAAGTGTCACGTGGGAAGCCGTGTTGTCCATCACGGACTCCCCCTCCCCTTGGCTTAGGGCTTATAGCATCCTGCCGACCGCTCTGGCAAGACCTACTGCTGAGGCCATACCGGAGCCGGAATCGGCGATCTTCTCAACAATGTCCAACACCCCAGGCAGCGCGTTTGTTGCGGCCTGGATCATATTGTGCCACTGCGTGTCAGTGGATGGTTTGTGCATCTGATGTGACGAACACGCGGGGTTCGAGATGTCGAACCGCACGCGCCACTCCATGGTCACCAAGAAGGACATTTCTTGGCGCGACCCAGGGTCCAATGCAGCCGCAGATGGGCTGTAGTAAACCATTGGTGCCCACCCTTCCGGATGGAAAGCCGCGGAAAATGTCTTCTGGGTTGGGGACAAGTTTTCAGCGTTGGCGATGTTCTGCGTCAGCCTTTCCATCGACCATGTTAAGGACGATGGGGCGCAGACCAACGGGTCGACCTTGTAAATCTCGCGGAAGTCGCTGACGTCGGTCATGGACAATGGCATAGAGTCCATCTGGACGCCGCGAAGTGCAAGCTTACCGCCAGTCAGCACACGTGGGCGGTAGTACGATAATATCTCATCGCCCACGGTTTTCCACGTCTTCCGTGAACCCATCAGGTCGAGCCTGACGGGGCACACCGCCGCAATGGAGGTGCCCGAAGCGTCCTGGACGGACGTGGGATTAATGATTTGCACTGACAAGGCGGAAGGCACACAGGTTGTGTTTGTGTATTCCGCGGTGAATGTAGCCGGTTCAGGACCACCTTGTGCCCCCGTTACGACCACTCCGTTGGCAGTTGTGCCAGGCACTGGAATCGCATGGACTTCGCAGTTGTTGCCGCTGGCAATGCCCTCGTCGTTGAAGGATGATACGCCCATCTCTGCGGGTGCAGCGACGGCGCAAATGTTTGTCCAATTCTTCTTACCGAAACCCTCCCCTAGTTCTAGGGTGGTGGGTGAGTGGTAGTCGAAATCGTTTGTGGCAAACGTCCCAAAGATGAGGAGTGGCGATTTTGAAGTGATGATGGTGGTCGTTCGTACAACAGTGTAAGGACCGACAGCTCGTGGTAACCCTGCGTGTGCAGAGCTGTGCGCGTTCCAGCACATGGCTGGGAGCGATCGCGGGATGCTGGCAAACCCGTTCCCGAAGGGTCGTCGGGTGACAGCACCTGCGCCCTGCGCCAAGACCCTTGTGGCTCTAGCGCGTGACGCAACGTTGCCGCGAGTACGCGTGCCACGAGCATACTGAGGCTTCTTCTTGTTGTTGACCTTGGATTTAGCCATAGCTGGGGGAGCGTGGCTGTCAAAACAGCCGCCGTGCAGTGTGCGTCTTGTGAAACAAAGTAGGACGACAGGTCCGTCTCGAGTTCCCTTAGCCAGTCTCCCGAGAGACGACTTCAAAATAGAGATACTCCGGCGCATGAAAAAGTGCGCAAAAACAGTACTCCCTCTTCGACAAAAGAGGCGCGCATGGAAGAACCCCACGCGTGACCGATATTCATCGAGGCCAAGCCAACCTCGATGCCGTAGCCACTTCTCAATGTATAGCTGGGTACCAACCCAACTCCAAAAGGCGTATACAAACAGGACCACTAACCAACTCGCGTCCATCCCAACTCAAGCGTAACACGTTGCTTGGAATTTCAGTCGCAAACCAGTTTGGAGGTAGCGCCGTCTGGTTGTCGACGGCGGCCCCCCACATCGCGGTGGTCTCAGGAGAACAATTTTGCACCAGGTAGGCTCCAATCCTAGACATGCTCGGTAAACACATGCACTGCCCGGCCCTCACGTTTCTGCAGCTCTCGAGGGTTGTCAGCCCCTCCGAGGGTAGTCTCCCCAGCGAATCTTGGGTTTTAGAGGAGTCAAAACTCCAATTAGAATATGACGGCGTGATCCGTCTATCGGGACGCAAGTGGAACCACGTTCCACCACTTTCCTGTCGGCAAAGGTTTGCGCACGGCACCACACACATCGCGAACGCGCTGTAATCGTTGACCGCAGCGCGGATCTCGAGGTGTGTGAATTGCTGCTGTTTTTAGGCGTAAGCTGCGCCGTTTCACCGATCACTCACTCGAGCTGCAAGCAGCGCCCTGCTGCTCGGTGTTGTCCCCCGCGGTTTCTACCACGTCCGGGTCGGTGCGCCAGGCTTCCGGTATGAAGTACCTGGCCGCCGCCTTGTCCCATGGATCAAGCGGCCCGTCGATCGACATCAGCGCGGCGACGTCCATTAGGTCGGTGACCCCGCCGCTCTGCAAATCGATCAACTTGATAAAGCCCTTCTCGGTGTCGTCTGTCCATAGGGAGTCGTTTTCTGCATCTTGCATCATCTCACCTAGGTTAAAAGACTTGTTCTCGTCGTACTCTCCAGTGTGCTGCATTTGAAGCTCGCGGCTGTTAGCCGTGAGGCACGCGCCGCTGCGGTGGTGGCCTAACGCATAACCCCGAAATAGCTTGCCGATCGGCTTGGCCGTCTCGAGAAATGACGTAGCGCGCGACGCGTATGCTTCCGCTCCGATCTGTGTGCAGCCTTTTCTTGTGGCCGCAAGATGAGAGCAGGTCCATGCCGATGAAGCGATGTTCCGCAGCAGTTCTGGCATCACAATATCGTCCCTTGGGCCATGTTTGTCGCACAAAGCACAGTACCCGACGAAAGTCAGCGCCTCGTCGGCGCCGCGGAAATCCAACTTCATGTGGAAACCTAGTGATGTCCAATCCGCGCGGATGCGGACCTCGTATTTCTTAAGGTCATCATCGGTGGCTAGCGCCGAATCGTCGCCTTCAAACCCATAGTTCATCCACACGCGTTTACCCGACAACCTTGACATGTGGTTTCGTGTCGCCGGGTTTGCTATGAGTTTGGGGGCATCATCTGAGAGAATAGTTAACCACACCACGAGGTTCATTATGAAGTTTAAAACCGATGTTCCCCTATCGCCCGAGCGACGTATCGCCCTGACGTCCAAGAAGGACAAAAGTTTTCTACCGTTTGGTGCAGTATCGGCCGTTTCGGCCGAGGCGCGCATTTTCTTGCCTTTGCGCGCGCGTATGGCGGCTTCACTAACCCAGTCGGGTACCTCAATGTCGTCGAGCAGCAATGTCGCGACATGTGTGATCAAGGGGTTTTCGACAATCTCCCGGATCTCTGGTCCCTCGCATGAATCCCACGCTGAGCCATCGCCCATTAATGACGTGATGTCTTTCTTCAGGTGTCGCAGGTTGCGCATGATCTCCCTTACAGCAGTCAATTTCTTCTGGTGTTTGATGTTATGACCGCGGAAGTGACCTTTGAACGCATCGCACCCGAATAAAACGTCCTCTATGAACTTGATGGTCAAGAGGTTCGCCACGTTTCCGACGTCTCCATCAGAACACAATGGACGTGGCGCCTTGCCACGTGCCGGCAGCACTTCGTTGCGTTTCACTTGGAACTTATGCTGCAATTCGTACGCGCCCATCTCCCCGAGTAGCTTATCATAAGCGTCGTAAAACCGGGGAGATGTCCATTTCCCCGACTTCATCAACGCGATTATTGGGTTGGCTGTGCGCCATGCCCTAGCTTTCTCAGCGGTGAACACATTCTTGAGCGCCTTGACTGACTCGTGCAATGCGTCCTCCAGCCCGGGTTTCGGGTCGAATGGTAGCACTTTCTTCTCGAGTCTTTCGGTTAGTCCCGTGAGCAACGCGCCTATTGAGTTAGGCTTGCAATCGGACGGTATCAAATCTGGTCCTATGGAATAAGCGCCTGGTTTAAGGATCTCCCACTGGCCGTATGGCTTGAAAAGCGGATCCACACGCGCCTCGACATGTCTGCCGGTGCCGTGAGCATTTTGCCCTTCGCCTATGCCTTCTACCTTGTCGTAGCGTGGGGGTCTCATCTCCGTGACGCCTTCGTCATTGGTCTCCAGACGCGCACTAACGTGCTGTTCGGTACCGTCAGAATGCTCAGTGGCTGCTGGTGGTGGTTTGGCTGGAATGGCTGGTTCGGTGACAGTCACCGTCAGTGCCAAAATGGCTGTTGGTGGTTTGTCCCCGCAGGGTGCCAAAATGGCTGGTGGGGGTGCCTCCGTGCTGGCCTCGGAGGGCGTGGGTTCTGGTTTAGCCGTTATTTCTCTCCTCTTGCATATGCCGTTGCATCCTGATGCGTTGCACCCGGATGAATGGATAATGCGTTTTGCCCATAGGCATCGATCTGGCATGCAGCAGCTGAAGCAACCGGGCATTTTCCCCATGCGGCGCTTCTCCCCATACTGCTGCAACACGTACGGTAGTACGGTGTTGTATGCCACAACCAAGTCCGGTTTGAGCTTCTTGTAACACTGGATCGTCCCGAGATGGACGTTCATCTTCGTGTTGCCTTTTGCAGCAAAGTCTTGTAGATTCATTGCGGCGGCAACCTTGAGGTCGACGAAGACAGAGTACTGTTGATATGCTCCGTCGGTGGTTCTGGGTGTGAACCAACTGCACGAGTTTGAACCCGCGCGTGCGCGGCAACACTGGCATGGACGTGCGAAGAAGCGGAACTCGCAATCCCCGTTCGTTCTGCACCCAGCAATTTCAAATTCCTGGGCATCGCATGAAGAACTAGGACACGGCTCCCGCGACGGGTACGCACTAAACAAGCCTTGCATTGCCACTACCACTGTAGCCCCCGCTGGCGGGGTCCGGGGCCCGTATGAATACGGTGGTTAAAGCTCCCGGCCACTGATCCCAAGGTTGACGGTTGTGTTGCGTCCCGACCC